AAGGTAGCATAATGTTACCTTCTGATAATATGTATTGTATGGTTTCATTTGCTGACAAAGATGGCAAATCACATGGTAATCATCCACAAATTTTAGAAATACAAGGCGTTGTTTGGTTTGCAACCGAAGAACTTGCTCGTGAATATTACATGATGTTAAAACCTGAATTAAGAGATAATGACCATGTATTTCCAATGCAAGAGGAACAATTATCTTGGCATTTTAATGTTAATTCTAGTTATGTTAAACATATGAAAACAAGAACTAGACTAACAAAAAGTGAGAATAAACCAGGTGTTACTGTATATGTGAACAATCACAATGGTGCACCTGTACCTATGAATTATGGAGAATAAATATAACTATGAAATTAAATAGATACGAAAAAAAAATAATTAAAGAAATGGTAAATAGTCGAAAAGGCATTTACGAAACACCTAAAAGACGTATTGCAGAATATAAACCTTGTAAGGAATATGACGCTGCTTTGTCTTTAATGTTAAAAAAACTTATCTATGCTCGTTCAACTAACGAGTTAGAAATGGAAGGGCCTGCTACGCCAGACCCACAACTAAGATGGTTCACTTGCTCAATACATAAACCTTGGGCAACTAAAAGAGATTTGAGGAAACTAATATGATAACGAGATATCTACCAACAATACTAGTATTATTTGGATTGTTTGCTTTTGCTTGCGCTCAAATTGAAGAGCCGTGTACAGATGATGGCTGTCCAGAATTTAATGAAGAACTAACTGTACCAGAACCAACCGAAGATATACGAGGTTCTTTAGAATATGAAAAATTTATCGTACCAGTTGTTACAACAAATAGCAAAGATGAATTTGTATATTCATTAAATAGTTGTATTACACATTTATATCAAGATGTTCCTATAGAAAAACAAATACCAAGAGAATTAATAATTGCTCAAGCAGCGTTGGAAACTGGTTGGGGTAAAAGTAGATTTGCTAATGAAGCAAATAATCTATTTGGTATTCGAACTTGGAACAAAGAAGAAGAATACTTACTACCTATACCTTGGACAAAATGGCCAGGTTGGGGTGTGAAAGTATTTAAAACAAAATGTGATAGTGTTGCTTATTATATTAAAATTTTAAATGAAGTATTTGCTTATGAAGAATTTAGACAAGTAAGAGCCGCAATTTTAGATTCAGGTAGACATCCTACTGGACTAGATTTGGCACCTACTCTAACAAAATATGCAAGTAAAGAAAACTATACCGAAATAGTAGCATTATTAATTAAAAAAAATATAAGAGGTGTATATGAACTATAATGAACAAGTTATGGATTTGTTTTGGAGACGAGTTAAAAATCTTTACAAAGCATGGCAAGAAGCAGAGGATCCAGATTTTAAAAGAATATGGATGGATAAACTTCAAACCCTAATGCAAAAGGTTGACAAACAGCCAATAATCTGATATAATACATTTATGAATATATTTTATTTACATAATGATCCTAAGGTATGTGCCGAACAGCACGTTGATAAACACGTGGTTAAAATGATTGTAGAGTATGCTCAATTATTATCTACGGCACATAGAATGCTAGATGGTGAAGAATACATAGGTAAAAGTAAAACTGGTCGTAATGTTAGAAGATACAGAATGACTAATACTAATTTAGATAAAACAGTTTATCAGGCAGTACATTATCATCATCCATCTGCTGTGTGGGCAAGAGAAACCAAAGCACAGTATGAATGGTTATATTCTTTGTTTGTAGAGTTAGGTAAAGAATATACACATAGATATGGTAAAATACATAGCACAAATGCTTTATTGAATGATGTATTGAAAAATGCACCAGAGAATATTAAACAAGAAGGTTGGCGAGAACCACCACCAGCGATGAAACATTTTCCACAATGTATTGTTGATGGTGATAGTATTCAATCTTATAAAAATTATTACAACGAAGCAAAAGCGTATTTTGCTAAGTGGTCTAAACGACAAATACCAGAATGGTTTGTAGGGAGTGCAACATGAGAAAATTTATTTACGATAGTTGGGAAGGTGTAATGAACCATGAGAGAAACCCACTAAGACATATACCTGATTTACAAGTTAGACATATGACAATGCAAGTGTTAGCATTTATATGGTCAGCTGTATTTGCTTTATATATTGCTGATAGTATTTTTGTTTTTGGTATAAGTGCATTTGCTCATTTATTTTTTATAATGGCAATTGTAATTACAGTAGGCACGTTTAAATATGCAGAAAAATATAAATGGGGTTATCATAGTTATGGTAGAAGCCGTGAGTATGTAATGTATAGAGATAAGGATGGCAATCCATACAAAGTTAAATTACCAGAAAATGATCCTGGTGGGGAACATGAATGATAGAATTTGATTACAATTTAGATTACAAGAACTTAAAGTTTAGAAAAAACGATAAGAGATATCGCATAGGTCGTGGTGAGCAGGGCGTTTTATTAGTAAGACCATACACCGATGATATCTGTAAGTGGTGGCGTTTTAAAACGCCTGGTGACGCCTATATGAGTGCTGTAAGAATATTATGGATGTATAATATGTATAAAGGTAAAGATGATTTTGTAGGCATGGACATGACAAGAAAGTTTTTAGAAATGGGTTTTACTAGAGCAAGAAGATATGCAAATCACAAAGATGGTAAAAAGTATGACAAAGATGGTAATGTAAGACCACAAGAAAAAGATTGGGCAACAAGTGACAAAGCAAAGTCAGCACAGATATTTAAAAAAGCAAGAGAAAGAGTAACCACAGACCCGATATATATTAGTAGAAGAAAAGAGTGGAGAGCAAAAGAAAATGCCAACATATAGATTTTATAATAGTAAAACAAAAACTGAATTTGAAGAATACATGAGCATATCTGATATGGAGAAGTTTGTAAAAAAGAAACATATCAAACTAATGCCACCTACTCAAATGAATATAGTATCAAGCACAGGTTCAGTTGATAGTAAAACTGATAGTGGTTGGAAAGATGTTCTAGGTAAAATATCAGAAGCACACCCTAGAAGTGAACTAGCAAAAAGATATAGAAAAAGAACAACTAACGAGGTTAAAGTAGATAACCTAAGAGAAAAACACAGACGAAGAAGAGCTGGAAAGAAGTAAGGACATAAATACTAATGTACCTATCGAGTATACCACAACACGGAATCAGCGGGTTCTCACAAGTTGGGTGGTCAATCCGATACTGGTACATATAAGAGTGAGCGCTCACAAGGATACAAATGGCAGACTTTGATTTTTTACAAGACTTTGATATGGAAGGTGATTGGGGTTTTTCCTCAGTTTCTTCAAAACCTGAAACAACAAAGACAACAGAAACAGTAGTTAAGCAAACTGCTGAAGGAACAGCTAAAGCCATTTCTAGCGATATCGTAAAATCACTAGAGAGCAAACTAGATAAAATATATTCAGCAGTAAATTCTGCTAAGAATGAAATCAAAGAGAAGAATGAAACTGAATTAGAGATTGCTAAAAAGCAAATGGATGATGAATATGATTTAAGAAAAGATAACTTAGGCAAAGAACAAAAAGAAAAATTTGCTCAGTTAGAAAAACTTATCATACCTCTGTTAGTAAAATTAGCAAAAAGTCCTGAGGCGTACATACATTGGCCAAATAGGGCACAAGTAATAGAAGCACAATTGAAAAAGATTGTAGCAATAACAAGGGGTTAATAATGAAATTATCAGCAAATTTTAGTTTAAATGAAATGACAAAAAGTCAAACCGCAACAAGAAAAGGTATTGACAATACACCTAATTCTGAACACCTAGAAAATTTAAAACATCTATGTGAAAAAATATTACAACCTATTAGAGAACACTATGGCAAAGCAGTTATGGTATCTAGTGGATATAGAAGTCCTGACTTATGCGAAGCAATAGGGTCAAGTAAAAATTCACAGCACGCTAAAGGCGAAGCTGCTGACTTTGAAATTACTGGAGTTGATAACTTTGATTTAGCAATATGGATATCAAAGAACTTAGAATTTGACCAGTTGATTAGCGAGTTTTATGTAGAAGGCGATGAAGATAGTGGATGGGTTCATTGTTCAGTTAAGAAAGAAGGCAACAGAAAACAATGCCTAACAGCATACAAAGAAGGTAGTAAAACTGTTTACGGCAACGGCTTGACAATTATGAAGTAATCTGTTATAATTAATATTATGAATCAATTGAATGCTTTTATGAAGCAAAAGTTTGACATGAAAACTTTTGACCATGTAAAATTACACGAACAACTTCCAGAAATATATACAGAAACAATCAAAGGCAAACGTTATTATGTGACGCCTGAAGGTAACAAGTATCCATCAATCACAACAGTTTTATCAGGTAGAAATAAAGAAGGTTTAGTTAAGTGGCGACAGAATGTAGGTAATGATGTAGCAAATCAGATTATGAGAGAAGCAGCAAAACGAGGTACTGCTGTACATACTCTGGTTGAAAATTATTTAAACAATGAAGAACTATCTAAACAAGATGTTTTACCTCTAGCACTATTCTCAATACTAAAACCTGAACTAGATAATATAAATAATATTAGAATACAAGAAGGCGGCTTATATAGTGACCATTATGGGGTTGCAGGTCGTGTAGATTGTATCGCTGATTATAAAGGCGTATTATCTGTAATAGATTTTAAAACCTCTAGGCAAGAAAAAAAAGAAGAATGGATTGAAAACTATTTCATTCAAGGTGCTGCCTACTGTGAAATGTACGAAGAAAGATTTGACCAACCCATAGATAGAGTAGTAATATTAGTAGTTACTGAGGACGGTGCGGTTCAAACATTTTCAAAATCAAAAGACGATTATTTACCTTTACTAAAATCAGCGATTAAGGATTTTAATGAAGAAAATAATTAGATATACAGCAGGCATAATATTAATAACACTATTTTTAGGATTAGTATATTCAACTTTAAACTATGCTCAAGCTATACCAGAAAAAGAAATTGATAAGTTTCAACCAGGAACACCACCAGGAACACCATTTTATCCACGTGGGTTTTTGACACAAAGAGTTGTGCCAATATATTGTGGCGATACTGCTTTTATGTTTCAAACAGCATTTGAAGTATTTGGTGAAGAACTAATCGCAGGAGCAACAGTTACAAAACAAGGATTTCCTGAAACAGAGGTTGTAGGAATATTATCATTCTCACATAATGAACTTGCGAATACAGGAACTTTTTTAATAACTTTACCAGATACAGGCGAAACTTGTATCTTGGGTTTTGGTAGAGATTGGCAGTTTTACAAGATTCTTGATGAAGGTAATGAGAGTAAGTAGTATGGACCAGGGTGCAATACCCTGCGCCTCCACCAATCCTAGATAGACCTATAAGGGGGCGAAATAGGATCGACAGCTATTAGAAATCGTACTGGAGAGGATAGTCGGAAGACTTTAAATTTATATAAACGCAAACGAAAATAACTTTGCATTAGCAGCCTAGGTTGCTAGGGGTTTGCCAGTACCTTGCAACAGAAACTGGCACCATATGCGGTCTTGGTGGAATGGTAGACACGCCGAGAGGTCCTGATAAAGGGTACTGGTTCAAATCCAGTAGACCGTACCATAGAGGGTTAATTTAGGAAGGGTGGTGCCTAAACATCACCCGCCCTCCCCAAACAAAGGAGATTATTATGATGGATTTTTTTTCAATAATATTACCAGTAGGTATATTAGTTTTATGTGCTTACGGAGTAGGTTATATGTCTGGCTCAGATGCTGCTAGAGAAATATATAACCCAACAATTAGAAAGTCAGACCTTGACAAAAGTCGTGAAATATAGTATAATAGAACTATGATAATCACACCAAACAAATTTGCTACACTTATTGAATCTAAAGTAAAAGAAAAAAGGTGTGGTTATATGGATGCTGTTTTGTTGTATTGTAATGAAACAGGATTAGATCCAAGTAATATTAAAAGTTTAGTAAACAAAACACTAAAAGAAAAGATAGCATATGAGGCACAAAGTTTGAATATGTTAAAAGAAAAAACAGCAAAGTTACCAATATAAGGAGATTGATTATGACAGGTGCAGAAATAGCGTTAGTAGTGTTCGCAACACTATGGATTGTAGGAGTATTATCAGAATGAAAACACTATACAATAATATATTTAAATTTAGAACTGGCGACACAGATGATATGGACAAAGGCGGATGTACATTAATAGGTGGTTCGTGGGTAGATAAAACAACAGACGATTTGTTTGCTGATAAGAAAGTAGTATTGTTTAGTTTGCCTGGTGCATTTACACCAACTTGCTCTGGCGAACAACTACCATCTTATGACAAACACTATGATAAGTTTAAAGAACTAGGTATGGATGAAGTTTACTGTATATCAGTAAATGACGCTTTTGTAATGAACGCATGGGCAAGAGATTTAAAAATACAAAATGTAAAAATGATACCAGATGGTGATGGTGCATTTACAAGAAGTTTAAATATGTTAGTCAACAAACCTGCTCAAGGGTTTGGTATGAGAAGTTGGAGATATTCTGCTTTCATAGATAACAAAGAAGTTAAACAAATGTTCGTAGAACCTGGGTTAAATAATTTAAGTAATGATGATGACCCATATGAAGTGTCGGATCCAGAAACTATGTTGAGGTATCTAGGCGGTAAGTAAGTGAATGGTTTTGAAGTTTATAAAATCTATCTGGCAATCAAACTCCACTTCACAAGTAAAGGACAATCTTACGACTTTCATAAACACCATGGAAGAACAACTGCAAGATTGGAAACATTTACTAAAAGAAGGGATAGGTATTACTTTCATAGGCTTTCTAAATCTTATAACAATAACACTATTGTTAATTACTTCGTTAGCAATTTTGTTTCTAATACTAATCTATGGGTTGGTGACATCATTGGCAAAACTGGTGATGACAATTACAAACAATGGACCAAAAAAATAGAAGCATTACATTATTATTATGAACAGGATATTGACACAATGCTAAACTATATGACAGAAAAGAATGAAACCTTTGATGGACTCTTTACCTCTAAAGATAAACAACACCCACCCATTGTTAAACTTTTTTTATCAAAGAAGATAAATTTTGAAACGGTAGTTATATTAAATGATATCCTAGGGTTCGCAAAAAGCCTAAATAAAAATATAGGCGAAAAGGTTTTGTGGCCAAAAATATTTGATAGAATGATAAGGTACAGACCTTTTTTAAATTATAATGTAGTAAAGTATAAGAAAACTTTACGAAATAAAGTAGTGGAGTAATTATGGACCAAGCAGGAAAATACACAGCAGAACATAATGTTATGGAAGCAAATCTAAAGATAGCATCTTTGGAAAGTAGAATAAACGAAATAGTAAAAGAGAACAAGCAACTCATAGAAGAAAATAAAAAACTTCGGAAAGAAATGCAAGAACAATTAAGTCAACCGAAAGTTAAATATACAGACGGTACCGAAATCAATAGTAATCTTATTAACAACTATGATATCGGAAAGTTTCAAAAGGCTTGACATTATAGCACGAATGTGTTATAATGTTATTAATGCACAAAAAGAATTGCAAACTTTTTGTACTAGTGCAAGGAAGAGGTCTTTACCAGAGGATCGAACTTGACTGCTCAGGGGTTGTACCCAGGCATAACTTGGAAAACAAGGGGTGTCAAACTACTGACAAGTAGGAGTAGGTTGTGGCAATTTTAGATATGGTATCTGTCTTGTCACTTGTGGGTAATACCATAGTCCCACCTAGTTTGCATTATAAATATAAACATATATTATATACAAAGTGGATAAGATAAACATACGAATACAATTATACAAGGAGATAATATGAATACAAGTATTGCAGCGTTAAAACGCTCAAAGTCTAACCTAGACACACTAATTGGCGAACTATCAAAAGTCGCTGAACCACAAAAACAAAAACAATCATACACAGACGATAGACTATGGAAACCAGAACTAGATAAATCTGGCAATGGTTATGCTGTGTTAAGATTTTTACCAGCAGTTAAAGATGAAAGTTTACCATGGGCAAGATTATGGTCTCATGCGTTTCAAGGACCTGGCGGTTGGTATATTGAAAACTCTCTAACAACTTTAGATAAAAAAGATCCAGTAAGTGAATCAAACAGTATTCTTTGGAACTCTGGTGTTGACGCTGACAAAGAGATTGCAAGAAAGAGAAAAAGAAAATTATCTTACTATGCAAATGTTCTAGTTGTTTCAGACCCTAAACATCCAGAGAATGAAGGCCAAGTAAAATTATTTAAGTTTGGTAAGAAAATCTTTGATAAGATTACTGAGGCGATGAAACCAGAATTTGAAGATGAGAAACCTATTAACCCATTTGACTTTTGGGAAGGTGCAAACTTCAAACTAAAAATTAGAAAAGTTGACGGATATTGGAACTATGATAAATCAGAATTTGATAGTGTAAGTGCTATTGCAGATAATGATGAGAAGATTGAAGAAATCTGGAACAAACAATATCCTCTTACCCCTTTCCTAGCACCTGAAAACTTTAAATCTTATGATGAGCTGAAAAGCAAACTTGATAAAGTTTTAAGTGGTGTAAGGAATACTGGCACAGCAGAAGATGTTGCTATCCCACCGACAGCAACTAAACCTGAACCAGTAGCGACAACGGAAACAGTAGCTGCTCCTAGTGTTGATGATGAAGATGATGGTGATGAAACACTTGATTATTTTTCAAAATTAGCAGAAGAGGAGTAATCTCTCCACCTGTATTTCGTTTATGGGGTTGAGATATAGTATTTCAACCCCTATTTTATATAAATATTACTAATATATTATTAGTAGTAATATGAGATATCAAAAATCAAACAAGGAGATTAATATGTGGAAAACAATAACAGACGCAATTAGTAATGTAACCCATGTTGCAATAGCACTAATTGGATTGTCAGTTGCTTTAGAGGTAGTGTTCGGTTCAAACGTACCGTTCTTATCACTAGGTGTTATCAACAATATTTCAGCAATAGTATCAGACTTAGGATCACAAGGTCTTATCGGTTTAATTACTATTGGAATCTTATGGGCAATTTGGAAAAAGTAATTCCTTAGAGCTTTGAATATTCAAAAAAGGGGGCATTGTGTCCCCTTTTTTTTAGCATAAATAGGAGTATGGATTTATTTTTTAAATTAGTTATTGAATTTGGTGTACCTGTAGCAGCTTCATCTGTTATGGGTCTTTTCATTTATATCATTCTCAAATACATATTAGGATCAGTAGTTGGTCAAGTACAAGGTATGCACGGTATCATTATGGGATTAGATAATAGAATTAAAACAATGAACAATGACATGATTAAATTAGATTTACTTATATCTCATGCCTTAAAACTTCGACCAGATGAAGATAGAATTTCTAGGGCAGATGGGAAAATAGACGCTAGAAAGGACTAATGGACATTGTAGAAATCATAGACAAGTATGGCTTTGCCACAGTTGCAGCTGCAGCTATGGGATGGTTCATCTATTTCATTTATACTTTTATCACAACCGAAGTTAAGATAAAGTTAAGTGAAGCAAATGGTGTGTTAATAGGACTGATAGACAGAATTAGAATGCTCGACAATGACCTAATTAGATTGAGGTCAAAATTAAACACGGTGCTTGAAATGCAAGAGAATGAGGAGAAACAGCATGGAACTAGCGATAATACTAAAGATAATAATTTGCCACTGGATAGGAGACGGCCTTCTTCAAACCGAGAAGATGGCAACACAAAAAAGTAGGTCAAATTATTGGCTATCTGCCCATGTCGGGGCATATATTTTACCTTTCATTGTTGTATTCTATAACATATTAGGGTGGGTTTTACTCATGGCAATATTGCATTGGATACAAGACTGGATAACGTCAAGAATAAACTCTCACTATTTACAAGTAAAAGACAATAAGATGTTTTGGTCATCTATCTGGACAGACCAAATGATACACTATGTCATATTGTTTGTTTCTATTACCTATTTTATATAAATATTGTATATGAAAGCACTTAAAATTACGGTGCTAGGTATGTTATTTTATGTGTTTTCGGCACCTAGTTTCGCAAGTGAAATTGTACATGAATTTTCTAACCCTTCTTTCTCGGGTGTTGGATATAGTACCCATGTCCTATCACTTGAACAATTAAGATACAGTAGAGAAAAACAAATTGCTGACGACCAGAAGTCTGCTGACGCAGCTGCTGAGCGTGACGCCAACAATACTACAATCAATAAGTTTATCAAAAACGTTGAA